CGGATCAGCTTTTTCATTTCCATCTCCTCGGTTAGTGATTCCAGTATAGCAATTGCCGAAAAACTAGCAAGTAGTTTTCGGAGAAAATTTCCTGTTTGCGAATGGCTAAAGCATTCGCCAATAGCGAATCGGGATTATGAGTGCGCGCAGGTGTACGCAAAGACTTGTTCGCTAGGCGAACAAAGTGGCAAAACGAGCCCTGATCCGTGCCTCGAAAACATTGATTACAAACCGTAAACTGTCATCAAATTGAAAGCTGAATTGAAAGGTGATTGACAGTTAGCGAACAGTGCTTTTGCGCCGCACCGATTACGGTTTGCGGTAAGTCATTGATTGCAAAGGGTTTGCTGTACGTCAACACGATTGTCATATGGTAGTTTATCAACATTTCACCCTGTGAATCCGCGCTAAACGAGACTGATTTGCATTTACAGTTAGGGTTTACCCTTAGTTTTTCCGGTAAACGCGAATCATTCTCAACTCTGGGGGCCTCGGCATCCCCGCCGGACGGGGTGATAAATTTTGGACCCTTGTCTCCCAATCCGCGATTCCTGAAACACTGATAAGAAGATGTGATATACTTGTCACATTATCAGGAGAGTGAAATGGAAATCTGGCGCGACATCCCCGGCTACATTGGTTTCTACCAGGTGAGCGACGAAGGGCGGGTGCGGACTTTGGACCGGAACGTTCATCCGGATATGATCCTCAGCGGCATGCGGATACCGAAGAGCGGCGGGGGTATCCGTCCTCTGAATCCCGGCTACGCGGGCCGCCTCGGGATCATCCTGTGCGCCTACGGGAAAACCAAACGGTTTCAGGTACACCGCCTGGTGCTGATGGCTTTCAAGGGAATTACGGCAGGCGACCTTGACGGGTTGCACAACGACGGGGACCACTTGAACAACCGGCTGGGCAATCTCCGTTGGGGAACGCACACCGACAACATGCGGGACAAGGTGGCGCACGGTACGCAGACGCGCGGTGAAACGCATCCGATAGCCAAGCTGACCGAAGACGATGTGCGGGCAATCCGGGCTTCCCGGGAAACTACCCGCGCCTTGGGTGAGCAATACGGCGTGAGCCAGGTCGCCATCGTGTTTATCAAAAACCGCAAGACCTGGAAGCACGTGGCATAATCGCGCGGACAGGAGAGACGCCATGACGAAACAGCCCTTCACCCACAAGCCGAATTCGCCCAGGAATCCGAAACCCGCGAAGCGCGAACAGCACGGCGAGAAGATCCAGCCTCAACGCGCACTGGCTGGGCGGAAGACGAAGTGAGTTTCAACGCAGCAGCAACACTCCGGGTCATATCGGAAGACCGCGCACTGGCAAGCGCGATGGTGTTCCCGCACCGGCATCCGAAAGCCAGCCCTCCGTTTCACATCGAAATCATGGACGCATGGGGTGCGAAAGATGAGTACGTCCTGGTGGAGGCTTTTCGCGGCGCGGGAAAATCCACCTTGTCGGAAGAATTCCTGCTGGTCGAAGCGTGCTTTGGTAATTTCCAGTACGCGCTGATCATCGGCGAGACGTACACGAAAGCCTGCCAGCGGCTTGAAGCGATCAAGCATGAAGCGGCGAAGAACACAAAGATCCTGGCCCTTTTCGGCAAGATTGCGAAAGTAGCCGGACGCCTGTGGAACGAGCATCAGTTCGAGCTGCCGAACGGCGTGCTGCTTGAGGCGCACGGGTGGGAGGAAGAGCTACGGGGTTTCAAGTGGCACGACTGGCGTCCGGATCGCGCGTATCTCGATGACATTGAGAACGAAGGTATGGTCAAGGACAAGGCCGCAGTGGATGCGACCATGCGCAAGCTTTATCTTCAGCTCGCACCCGCAATGGATGAGGAAAAACGCAGGTTAAGGGTTACTCAGACCCCGCTGGCCGAAGACTGCCTCGTAGCCCGGTTAAGGGCGAACCCCGACTGGACGTGTCTGAGGGTACCGATCTGCAACGGGGATATCGACGACCCGAAGACGGTTGCCGCATGGCCGGGACTATTCCCGATGGACGTGGTGAGGAAGAAGCGCGACGAGGCGGAACGCGCGGGCCAGCTCCGGGGTTTCCTCCAGGAGTACATGCTGATGGCGATCGGTAGCCAGGACAAGCCTTTTGAAGCGGAACACATCCATGAAATCGCAATCGATCCTGCGCCGTGGCTTCCGAAGACTCTGGTGGTTGATCCTGCCCGCACTGCTAACGTGGGCAGTTCTGACCGGACGGGCCGAGTGGTTCTTTCTCGGCTCGCCACCCGCATCTACGTGCATGCAAGCTCAGGCGAGTACTGGAAGCCCGACCAGATCATTGCAGATTCCTTTTCCACAAGTGCCCGTTTCGACGGCGCTACTGTGGCGATAGAAAAGAATTCGCTCGATGAGTGGCTGTTGCAGCCGATGCGCGCGGAGATGCTTAGAAGGGGCGAGAGTCTCCCACTGAAGGCGATTCAGGCACCGCAGGACCGGAGCAAGGAACAGTTCATCATGGGCCTGCAGCCCTTCTTCGAAGCAGGGGATATCGTACTGGTCGGCGGGCGCGGCGCGCATCCGCAACTGGTCGCGGAGATACTGAACTTCCCGTCGGGCAAGCGGGACATCCTTAACGCGCTCGCGTATGCGCAGCGGGTATTCTCGGGGGCAGTCGTGTATGAAGACTTTGGGCAGCGCAATCTCACAAGCGAATACGAGCCTTCGGCGCGGCACGCGCTTGCTCTGTGTTTTAACGCCAGCGGCGCTGAGACTGCTGCTGTGCTGGTTGCTGTGGAAGGCGAGCGGATGGTTGCCGTTGCCGACTGGATTTCGCCGGTCCCTCCTGCTCAGGCTGTCCCCGACGTTATGGCGCTCACTAGAGCGACTTTCCCGCGCGCGAAGCTGACGTGCTGGCTCCCGGCTGACGTGATGGACCAGCAGGACCGTATGCCGCTGATGGCGGCGTTGCGCGCGGCAGGGCTCCAGCCGATGCGCGGCGCATACGCGAGTCTCGCGCGCGGTTGCCTGTCGCCGATGATCCGCACCGAGATGAAGGGCCGCCGGCTGTTCCTTGTGGACTCGAACGCGCGGCACACCATGAACGCGATGGCCGGGGGCTACAACTGGCCGGTGATGAAGAATGGCCAGCAGAACACGGAACCGGAACGCGGGCCGCACCGCACGCTGATGGAGGGGCTGGAATCGGCGGCTTACGTTATAACATCGCAGGCTGGCAATTCGTTGCCAGATGAGTTACATTCGGCGAGAAACCCTCAGGGTGCCCAATACTTTACCTCTCTCCCAAGGAGATAGCCATGGCCGTGTCCCGTACAATCGTTCCGAAAGCCCCCTCGCAAAACCCGGTTGACTTCTACAAGGGCGTCCAGCAGGGCGGCGCGGAAGGCAAGCCCACCAAGGTTGGCGAGAAGCTGACCGGCGGACCCATGAGAGAAGTCATGCGCCGCAAGGGGCTGTGATGGAAGGCAAGAAGGGGCGGATGAGCCGGGTCTACACCGCCCCCGGCAAGAAGGCTCCGGAAGCTGCGATCAAGAATGGCGGCAAGTCGAAAGACCCCGCCATGAAGCACAGCAAGCCGCCGAAAACGCCGAAGATGGGCGGCTGACGTGGCGCATAAGCAGCCCGACGCTAAGGACAGCCAGTCGGGAGCGCGCGACGTGCGCAAGACTCCCGGCAAGGGTTCGAAGCTCCCGCCCATGCCAGGCGGCAAGATGACCGCGTTTCACGCGGACAAAAAGCGTAAGGCGAGGTCGAAATGAAAGTATCGAAAAAGGATCGCGCCGGCAACAACGGGCGCAACTGGTCGGAATCCGTTGAGTTGCGCCACGGGGTACCGTGGGGCGGCAAGAAGACGGACACAACCTTTGGCCGGACTTCGAAGAAGCCGGAAGAAGACGACCGTCCGAAGCGCACGCCGGGTGACCGGAACACAGGTAGCAGCCTTGCGCGCAAGTTGGCCGGAAAGGTGATCGGATGAACTTTACGCACGAAGCGAATCCGGTTCGCGTCTACGCGCGGCAGATCGTAAAAAAGATCCCGGTATTCGGAAAGGATCTTCCGCCCACGCAACATGGCTGGCATTTCGAATTTGTGGAAGCTGACACAGACAAGTGGTGTTCGTTCACGGACCCGATGCTCGCACGCTACGTGCCGGAAGTTGGCGACTATCTGGTGACGCAGGAAGACGGTTACGAGTACTTCAATCCGAAAGACGTATTCGAACGGAAGTATCACTCCATCTGATGGCCAAAAAGAAAGAAGAGAAGAAAAAGGATGAGCCCGTAATCGAGACAGTCGATTCACGGGCTATCGACGCTGAGCGGACCGGGGAGGAACTCGAAAACTTTGCGGAAGATATGGGCTCTGATGCCTATATCGACGCGGCCAAGCTCTACCCGAAGATCCAGAAGTGCTACGAGAACAAGCAGCAGCAGTCCGACTGGGTGGAAGAGTACTGGAACATCTACAATGCGCGACCCGATGAGAACCAGCAGTACACCGGCAACAGCCAGTGTTATATTCCTGCGGTCCGAGACGCCATCAATGCGCGTTGCAAACGCACATTGGCTACCCTGTTCCCTGCCAATTACAAGCACGTCGATGCCGTCGGCCCTGCAAGCGTCACGCCTTTTCCTACTCTCGCTCTCCTAGAGCATTACATCCGCAAGACGAATCTGAAGGATATCATCCGCGCGGATCTGCTTTCGGGCGACGTGACCGGCCAGTGGGCGTTGTACGTAGACTGGATGCGCACGACGCGGCGCATTACGGAACTGGTCAAGAAACCGCCGATCCTTGAAAGTGATGACGGAATCGAAGCCGAAGACGTGACCGTTGAGG